AGACGGATGCGTTGCTACTTCTGGAATAACGGAAGAGAAAGCTAATAAGATTTACTCTGATATTGAATACTTCGGTGGCTATGGATTTAACAGAGCACACGCCGCAAGCTATGCGATGATCTCCTACACCACTGCATATTTAAAATCTAATTACATGGTCGAATATATGGCCGCACTAATGAGCTCTGTTGTAGGCAATAAAGATAAGCAGGCTTTATATCTTTCTGATTGCAGAAAGCTAGGTATTGATGTTCTTCCTCCTTCAATTAACAAATCTGGAATTGACTTTGAAGTTGCAAATGATTCCTCAATCGTCTTTGGTTTGTCAGCCATAGATGGAATAGGATTAACAATTGCAGACAGCATAGTTGAAGCAAGAGATCTTAAAGAACCGTATATTAATATATATGACTTCTATAGAAGATGTGATCCGGTCACACTGAAGAAGTCAACGCTAGAGCACCTCGCTGCTGCAGGGGCATTAGATGAGTTAGTTGACGATAATGAAATAGAAATAAGCAGAAGAATAGAGCTGGATATCCTAGAAAAGGAAAAGACTGAACTTGGAATGTATATCACGAAACATCCTGTAATGGGTATATGGGACGTGATCAGCAATCAAATTACAAGTGAAATAATTGACCTTGGTTCATATGATTCTGGTACCCCAGTTAAAATTGGTGGAATAATTAACTCTGTTAAAAAGATGACCACCAAAAAAGGCGATAAGATGTTCAAGTTAGAGCTTGAAGATATCTCGTCAAATGTAGAGGTTATTGTTTTCCCAAGAGCAGCAAAAGAAATATCTAATGAATATTTTAATGTGGGTGATATATTAATTATAAGTGGAAATCTTAATAAAGAAAATGATGAAGAAAATTCTATTACAAAAATATTTTATAATTCTTCAGAAAAAATTGATCAAAAGATTTTTACAGGTGGAAAGCCTATAATATTTGTTCCCAGAAACAATATTAGCAAGGTGACACTAGATAGCATATATGATATAATATCTAATAATAAAGGCAACAGACCTGTCTTTCTAGAAATGTCAGACAATAAGCACAAGTTTATTTATAAATTTGATACATTAGCATCAACAAAAATAGTACCGATAGTAGAAAAAATATTAGAATTGGAGATACAACAATGACACTTCCTGGATCGTATCAAAACCCATCAACAAAAGCATGCTGGGTATACTGTTCTTCATGCAGTAGATGTCAAGACAAAGGAAGATACACTAAGTGCAACGGCTGCAGTGGGCGATATGACCCAGCTGGAAAAATTGACGTTCACAATGATGATTTCTGCGACTGTAAGAATGGCGTTCTAAGATGGAGAACCCAAGAAGGTAAACTGTTGATTACAAGATTTAAAACTAATCCATTTAAGGGCACAGTAAAGTATGAAAAGAAATCTGAAGATGAAAGAGATTGGGATTCTTACGTAGCTGATATGCAAGAAAAAATGGATGACCCTAACTTTAGCCCAATAACAATATACGAGGATTAACATGTCTAATAAAAAAGAAGTCGGCAGAATGCTGCTAGGAAATATCCAATTAATTGAATATGAATATGAAGATCAAAGCGATGCTTCATTCTTTATTCAATCTGGAGTAGTTGGCTTTCATGCAACAAAAGAAGAGTTGAATGAAATATATGGTTTGTTGAATTACTATTTTAATATGGATTCAATAAACAATACAGTGATTTCGGTTCAGTAGGAGAACACCATGTCTTGGCCATATATAGAAGGTGATTTCATGGAGATAGGAAATTCTGGATGGGTTGCCATTGGAGAGAACCTATACAAGAACATGATTAATAATCATACAATAGACAAAGATGGCGTAGAATATGACGCCCAAGGTAATATTGTTAACGATCCACGTGAAGATTTAAATGACAATAGCAATTAAAAAACTAGAAGATCTAGATCCGCTACAAAGATTATCCTTAACGGAATTTTCCTATTCAAGAATAGATACATACAAACAATGTGCAGCTAAGTATTTTTATTCTTATATCTTAAAAGAGCCAAGACTATTTGGCGAAGCGGCAGTGCTTCGGAAATATAGTTCATACAGTTTTAGAAAATGTCATCAGCAATGATTCTCCTTTAGATTATTCTGAAATAGAAACTGAATATCAAAAGAGTAAAGAATCACACGACCCAGATCAAAAAATCTCTGAACAACTTATTACAGTTGGAAAAGAAATACTTGATGAGTTTTATGATCAAAATATAAATACAGAATTTAATGTATACGATAAAGAATATGGATTTAAATTTGTATTAGGTAATCACTTAATAATTGGCTTTATAGACAGAATAGATGTCGTTGGGGACGAAGTAAGAATCGTAGATTATAAAACAGGAAAATGGGAAGTATCTCAAAAGAGTATTCCAAATAACCTTCAGCTTGGAATATATGCTATAGCAGCATCAGAGCTATTCCCGGACAAAACAATTACAGCTGAACTTTATTACTTAAGATCTGGAAAACATAAGAGCCATACCTATACAAAGGATGATCTTGAAAGACTCAAGCAAGATGTTATAGATGCTATAAATGAGATCATTAACGATAACTCATTTGCCGCCACAGCAAACTCTAGAGCATGTAGCTATTGCGACCATGCAAAAAGCGGGGCATGTGGTACCGGAGTATTTAGAAATAAGAAGGCAGCTGGGGCATAAAAAAACCCCCGCATTTCTGCGGGGGAATTTTTAATATTATATTAATTAGAAGCTTGAATCTGATTCAAAGACCAGATCGTTAACTTCAAGGCCCTCAAACTGGGTAACCAGCTTGGTTGCTGTCGTGTTGTCGTAACCAGCCTCCTGGAGGCTATCGATTACATTGTGGTTGATTGCTTGTTTGATGCTGCTGAACAGCTCTGTTTTTGTTGTCATGGTTTCCATTGTATCTTCCTATACTTTCCGCCGCAACCCTTGCGGCATATTTTTTTGTATTTTTATCTTTTATAAAGTATAATGTTTTTTAAGACTTATATTATGCTATCAACAAGATAGAGGTTACTACATGAAAACTGAGATTGTCAACTCGAAGACATTTTTTTCTAAGAGATCTTCAAAGAAATCTCCAAACTTCTCCGCTGCAAAAGCAGGGAAACTACTAGAAGTGGAACAAGATCCAAAGAAAGCTGGTAGCAGGGGTAACGCATACAAGCATACTAAGACAGGATTTAGAACAGATATACAACTTAATGTAAGGTCTAATTGGGAAGCTAATTTTGTAAGAGTACTTAATGGGTATGATATCAAATTTGAATTTGAACCAACAGTATTTTCTTTTCCAATCAAAAGGGGAACAAAGGGTTATACACCAGATTTTTTTATTAATAAAACTGGAGAATGGGTTGAGATAAAAGGATACCTAGATACAAAAAGTAAAGTTAAACTAAAAAGATTTAAAAGGTATTACCCAAAAGAATTTGAAAAACTAATATGCATCATTAGTAAGTACTCAAAAGATGCTCGAGAATTTATGGAAGAATTAGAGGTTCCAGTAGTGATATATTATGAAGATATAAGAACGGAATACAGTTCCCTGATTTTAAATTGGGAAGGGAAATAATTAATGGGAGCTTATAAAGAACAATACTACAATCTTGCAGAATCAGAAATGCAAGATCTTATAGCAAAAGCTAAAAAAGAAGATCCAAGGGCGCAGGAAGAATTATTAAAAGTATTTAATAACTTTTTGACCAAATATGTTTCACTTCTCTATCACTGCAGATATAATCTTGACGACTATGACATTCGAAGGTTTATAAGTTTATTCGTTAAGAATTCTTTTGTCAGATTTGCATTAATGAAGAATAAATTAAATAAACCAAACTACAAACATGTTCAAGAAGTGATGAGCCGGAATACAGTATATGGCTAAAAGATATGGTGACGAAGAAGACATCAGGCAAACAATAAACATGACCTTCTTTCAGTGTATAAAGAGATATGAAAGAAAGGACTCAGCTAAAGGGCCGATACCTTTCAGTGGTTTCTTGTATAGTTATTTTTTCTATTTGTTAAAGAAGAATGTAGATACATTTCTGATAGATCAATTAGGAAGAAAAACATTCCCATTAATTACAGATGATTCTTATGGAGATGAGGAAGAGGAGCAGCAGCCGGGCTTCAGGCCAGAACCCATTGAGTATACTCTAGAACAGTTTATTGCCACTGATGAATTAAATGAAATGTGGGTTCTTGGAGAAAAAAATATTCCTCCATTCGATCAACTTACCGTTCAAGAGAGACAGCTGATAAAATGGAGATTCGTAGATGGCAAGAAGTCAAGTGAAATTTCTCAAAAAATAAATGAACACCCAAACACAGTAAGAGAACACTTGTCTAAAATAAAAGAAAAAGTAACACAGCTTATAATAGAACACGACATGCAAGAATTAATAAAAGAATTGAAACTAAAAAAGGAAGATAAATGAACCTTCAGAACATAGAAAAGCTACAACAGCTTCTCTCTGATTTTTTAAACCCTCAAATACAAGAGGTTATAAACTCTTACGTAGAAAAAGGTAAAGACAATTTATACTTTATAGAAATACCCGAGGCAGATGTTGTTGATCTCGGCTTAGACAAGCTTGCATCTCTAGTTGCTAGAACATCAAATGTTTATGGAAGAGCAGCAAGATTTGCTGGAATGGCAAGAGCAAATTATAAGTTAATAGAAGGAAAATATAAAAAGGTTTATAAGTCTTCTAGAGTTGGCAAGAATGAAGCAGAAAGAGAAGCAGCTGCTATGGAAGCGGCCGAGGCGGAATACTCTGCATTAGTGACTTGTGAAGCAATAGTTAACTTGGCAGAGTCATTGGAAAGCTCAGCAAGAATAGCATCTGAGTCTGCAAGAAAACTTATGGATAAAGTCCAGTCAATGCAAATTGCTTCAAGTAGAGAAGCAAAGGGTTATTATTTAGAAGAAGACTTCAAAACATACTAAAGGATGATCATGTTTATTGGGCATTATAAAAATGTAAATAAAGTAGACGAATTTTATTCTGAAAAAAGAGAAGGATTAAACTTCCCAGCTCAAGTTCAGTATAAGGGTAGTAGATATTTACTTGTCAATACCTACATTGTTAACTCTAAAAGCCAAGAAGAAAACATAAAAAAGAGAGCAACAGAATTAAATATCTTAGTGGATGTTAAGATAGATTAATGAATATAGAAGTTTTTTGCGATGGCGCCTCAAGAGGGCAGGGTCAAAAAAAGAGAGGTGAAGCAGCTTGTGCAACTGTTGTATATAAGAATAGAAAAAAAGTTGCACAGTTTGCTAGGGGCCTTGGGTCTAGGACTAATAATGAAGCTGAATACGAAGCTGTCATAGCTGCGTTATTGATATGTGCTTTGTCTGATTTTATTGATCCAATTATTTATACAGATTCCGCAGTTGTTGCTAATCAAGTTAATGGAGTCTGGAAGTGCAAGAGTCCAGCATTGCTCCCTCTGCTCATGACAGTTGAGGAAATAAAATCTGAATATAGATTTAGGCTTATCCAAGTTCCAAGAAATTTGGTATGGGAACCAGACTATTTAGCTAATACTTTTTTAGATCAACTAGAACAAAAACAAAAAGAACTGTGATATAATTAATGACTATGGAAAGATTTAGAGATAACCAACCAATAATAATAGGTTTAGCTGGTAAAGCTGGAAGCGGAAAAACATCTGTGGCTGAATCTATTATCCCAAAGGGATCTTTGGAGGCAGTTAAATTTGGATATAGGTGGGATCATTTATTTTTTGCACTACCATTGTATGAAATGGCTTCTATTAAAAAGAATATAATGGGAGCAAATGAAAAGTCTAGAAAACTTTTTTCACTGCATGCAACACTGTATGATTTATACGGTGGTTCGGCAATAGGGAACATGCCAGAATACAATAAGTTTGTAGATATGGTTAAAGAAATTGAGAGTCTACCAATTGAACCAGAAGGCATAAAGCCACGAACATTTCTCCAAAAAGCTGGAGATATATGCAGACAGGATTACTCAGAATGCTTTGCGCACTGGGCTATAATTAAAAGCAATAGATTATATAATCAGTTTTGCAATGAGAATGATGATATAGACAATTCAAAGATGGCAATAATCATCTCTGATGTTAGATATCCAAACGAAGCAGCTGCGATACAAAAGCAGCCTAACGGAATAGTGATTTGCTTTGATGCTTCTGATGAAACATTAAACAGTAGATTACTTAAAAGAGATGGGCAACTTCCGACAAAAGTTCAATCAGAACATGCTTCAGAAAATGGAATAGAAGCGGTAAAAGAAATGGCAGATGTTATTATTAATACCGATAACATGTCTCTCGAAGATCAAACACTAAATACACTAATAGCACTAGGAATGGAAGTAAAAACAAATGCCTAAAATAAGTAAAAGCGCTTTTGAACAGTCAACAGATTCGCCTTTGGATTCAATGATTAATTCTAATCCAGGCATTAGTATTACAACATCTCCAGTTTTAGTCTGTGGCGTAAACAGAAAAATAAACATTGGAAATTTTGAGAACATAGACGTTTATGCTGGAATAAGTCTCCCATTGGGTGAAGTGTCACTTGAAGAT